CCCAAGAAGAATAAGCCCCCATAGGCTGGCCTACTGCATACAAACGGGATAACCAGGGCCCATCCGGGTGGAGTCCCTCTTCCACGCTCCACACAGAATCTCTGTCCCACCACTTACGGGCGGTTAGGAGATGCTTCCAAAGAGTTGCCTCTTCAAATCCGATGATATGAGAGAGCAACTCTTGGTACAGGTGCACTGGCATTCTGTCAGTCGCAGCAGACAAGTCATATGAGTAAACGGTAAATTCCTTACCATGCTCACCCAACCTCTTAAGGATAGAATCCCTGAGGCGGGTTACACAGGCTTCCTGGTCAAATGTACCATCTTGAGGTATTGTCCGGAGAATGTCAAATACTAGGTTATGAACTGGCTTCATAAGAAGCTGCGTCCAGTAATCAGTAATTGCCACAATCCGAACTTTACCGGCCGGCTCCTCGATACGATGGAGCCGACTAAGCCAAGATGTGACACCAGACAGCGCGGTCCATGATGGAAAAAGTATCCAATGGACAAAGGCAAAGAACCTGACTTGCATCGAGAACCAGATTCTGTACCTCCGGCCATAGACTGCACTAGAGTACTCCTTCTGGAATAGGTGGATGGTGTTGTGGACACCAGAGACCAGCGATGCTGCGTCTCTAATGGCACTAACACTACCCATCATCCCATGAGGACCTACACTAGTACTTAACCACAGTCGGGGTCTTTTAAGTTTCCCTATCTGCAGTTGCCCAAGAAAGCGTCCAACGGTGTCGGAAAACCCTAAAAGATGGTCTGCTTCTCCAGCATAACCATCAGTTATGGTTTCCACCTTGACTTTAGGAGGGACAACTAGTCCCCGATAAAGCCCGAGGAGGGTCAGAGTAAGCATGATACCTACTCTGTCCCCACACCTGATCCGCTTTCTCAGATCCGCGGGTAAGAGAGAGGGTAATCCCTTTCTTAACCCCACGAACGGCGGACTAATGGTATTGCTAAGAGCCTCACCACTACAAAAGTGCTCGACCACTCTCTTGCACTCTTTTAAGTACAAGACAGTGAACTCGGCACCGTTGTGGCGGTAGAGGGAGCGAATTGACCGACTGAGGTCGGTCAATGAGCTCACACCAAAGAGGAGCACCAAAAAGTCAGTTAACTTCTTGATGCCTCCTCCGGTAGTTAACCAGTTGTTTACTTGATTTAACATTTACTGTTGAATTAAGAGCAATGTGTCACTCCCTATTGTGACTTAATGGTTGCTGCTGTTGAAAGCGTTCAACTGTTATGGGGGCGACATCCCCCACGCAGGCCACCAAGCCACGTCAAGGGGACGTGGTCTGGAGGTCGGTACCGAACCGGTCGCGGGAGGGGGCCAGAGGACACCACACGTGAGGCATTTGGAGAACCTAATTCGTGTGGGCTTAGCCGGGGGCCCATCGCGACGCGCCTCAGCACCTGAGG